GCTAAAAGTTCCAGATGGTATAACAAATAATTTTTGATTTAAAATATAATATTGTGGGTAATCTGCTGTTGCTTTTTGTAATGATGTAGCTTCAGCTGCTACAAATCTTTTACTTGCAGGTATTTCTGTTGCACTTTTACTACCTACTGCAACACTTAATATGTTCTGTCTTTCAGTTATAGTTGCTCCGCTACCACTACCAGTAAGATTTTGTGCAAATAAATGTCCAGAATCAGGGTCAAGAACACATATACGATTTATAACAGAACGAATACCGTCATTTACCCATTGTAATTCATTTGTAGATGTGCCTGCTAACGCTCGGACTTGTTCTTGTAAAGTTGCCATATAAATCCTTTAGGTTAGTGGGGCAAATAGTGCTTTTACATGCATGACCTGCCCCACATAATTAACCGTTGTTATTTCCAAACAGCATGTGCTTCTGGCATAACGATCTCTAGACCAGCTTCGGTCTGAATGAGGTCGATTCTGCGGTCAACACCTGTGTTTTCTAGACTTTGAACACCAACGTAAATTGAAGTGTCACGATTTACACCGTTACCGACCAATGGTCTGTAAGCACAGTGCTTCATATTGACAGCTACAATTTTAACTGGAGATGCGTCTAAGTGAATGTTGCGAACAACGTTCATATCACCGTAAGGAGTTGTGATTTGCGTTACTGGTAAACCAAATAACTGTTTTTTGCCTGTTACAGCAAAATCAAACCTAAACTGAGAACTAATTTCAACGTCATTCTTTTGGAATCCGCCTAATTTATGTAACCAGTTATAAGTTGCAGTATCACACATAAACATAGTAGCATTTGAGCTATTATATCTAGGATCCATAAAGTCACTCATGTTTTGAAGGAAATCATCTGAAGATGTTCCGCCAGCAGCTTGAGTGTTTACAATATCAATTGAAAATACATTACCGCTTGATAATATATAGTCAACAATACCAGCTGTATAGCGTACACCAGCAGAGTCTTTTTGCTTTGAAGAGAAAAGAAGATCTGTTTCTATATCGTACTTATGTTCGATAAGTTTGTTCTTCCAAACTCTTGCCCACTCATCTTTAGCTAGTTTAAGCTCAGTTGCTCTTGCAGTGTTTGTCATTTGACAAGTTGTTTTCCAAATTTGAGTGTAACCTACTACATCTTTGTAAGGTGTATCTTTGTAGGTATTTGGGAAACTAGAACCTTCAGCATGAGCTGAACCAACTACATAGCATTTATCAGCTTCTGTGTAAGCAGTACTAATCATAGCATCAAATGTAGTTCCACTATGATGATATTGCGCACCAGGTAATGTCCAGTAAGCTGAAGAACCTGCAGTTACAGGTCTAATTACTTGACATTTAGCATATATTGCTTGTGCATCTGCACCAGTTGCAGGTGTACCAATATCAGTAATCTTTACCATTAAGTAGTCTTCAGTATATCCATCAGGAGCTGTATTATCATCTCCAGAAACAACTACACCACTTGCAAATACTCTTATTGGAATCTTAACAATCTGATTTTCTAAGAAAAAGATTGGTTTGGTTCCAGAAGCACCTACAGCAGTTCCTGTTTGACCGAGAACATTTTGTACGTTACCTGCTGAAAGATAATCAGTTTCAAACTTAACATTCATAACGTCATCTAACTGTAAGTCAGTGTTTGCAAATGAAAAGTCTACATACTCATTATCATTATCGCCAGAGCCGATGACTCCACCGTTTAGATCCATTGCGACAGCATAAGCATAACGCTTGTGCCACATTGATCTTTGCTCCAGAGTTTTAAATTCTGGATCTGTTGTCGCCTTTTTGGCGGTTTTGCTCAATACTCTGAAAAAAGGAGTTTGGTCGGGAGATAATTCCGAAACTCGATCTGAAAAATCATACCGTCTCCTTAAATCACCTGTATTGAAGCTAGATTCGACCTGTGCTTGCGCCAGGTTCGAGAGGGTTAAAGGACTATCAGCCATTATATTGCCTCATCTTTCTTATTTTAAGAGAGGCGTTTAATTTACCCGAATAAGTTATCCAATCCAGAATCGACTTCTTTTAATGCATCAAATACTTGATCATCATGTTTTACGTCTTTTACTGTTGTATTATGATTAGATACACTTTGGGGTATATTCCTTACAGATTTCATCTGTTCCAGCATTTGAGCTTTTGTGCCTTTAGCAACTTTTTGGTCTCTTGCGTCTCTGTTCTTCAGGTAGAAAATATCGTCTAATGATGTTTCGTGGTTATTTGCCCACTTCATCATGTCCTCATATTCTTCATCTGTAACATTCATACGCTCTTTAAACTCTTTTGCTTGTCTAGCTTGTTGTTCTTTTTGAGTTTCCTCAGATCGAACTTGCCTTTCTTGCTGTAACTGACTGTTGACACGACGATCCACTACGCCTGAGATAGTATGCTCTAATGCTTTTGCACTAAGAGAATCACTATTTCCCATTGCGTCGTCTAGATCGAACACAAAATCTTCAGGAAGATTCAACGCCTGCTTTACATCTTGTGGCTTATCGCCATTATCAATGTAATTCTTTATTGCTTCTATCATACCCGTGTCTGTTTTTAGCCGATTGATAATAGGTTCATATTGACTCACCTCATCTAGCTGCGATTTTAATCGCTGTGCTTCTGATGATGAATCTTTATACCTTTTTTCCCAATCATGCTGATGATCGTCTGTATTTACAACTGGTTCAGGGTCAGTTTCCTGAGTTTCCTTAGTGCCAGATGCTTCGACTGTATTTCCTTCATCAAGAATCATCCCGTTCACCTTACGGTCTAATGATTCAAAAAAGTCGCCAGAGTCTACAGCTAGTCCATCTTCCTGACTGAAATCTAATTCATTTCCATCGTCAGCAGATAGTACTTGGTCTGCAGAGTTACCTTGCTCTTCGTTTGCCATTTTAACTCCTTGATTGATTATTTTTTTGTCGCTCTACTTGAGCTTTTTCTTTGTCAAGATTCCTTTGAGCTTCTGCTTTTTGTGCGGTTAGAGACATACTTCCCTGCGCTTTGATAGCTCCTTTACGAACCTCTGTTTCGACAGATCTTATCTTATCCTTAATTCCAGCTTGAACTAGCTGTCTTGTAAGTGTTTCAATATCTCCGTCTTTATCCTTGACTTGTTCTTCAAGACTTTGAATTGATTGTTGCATTTGTGTATACAAGCTCTTACGCTTTGCAATAGCTGTTTTGTCTTTTATATCTGTTTCAGCTAAAACAGCTAAATCATCTACAACGCCCAATTTCATTAATTCTTTTAATTCTGATAAATATGCCCATCTATTTAATGGCAATGTACTTCCAGCAATAATACGGACATCAAATTTTGCTGCTTCGTAATCATTCCATTTAGATATAGCTTCACCCATATCGTTAAATATTGGTACATTTATTTCAACCTCTTTATCCGCTTGCAAGGAATTAGGTTGTACAATTCTAAATACTTTGTGTGCTTTATACACTGCTTGTGAATACTGTTTTACAACTTCACCTAATTGTTTTAAAGCAGGCTCTATGCTACTTTTTAACCATTGCTTCACTCTTCGAGTTCCATATTCATCCAATGCTAACATACCACGATATGTTTCGTGTTGCTGTGATTGATCTCCTTGAGCAGAAGAATAAACACCAGCTAAATATTCCATATCACTTTTACCAGCTTGTACAATTTGGAAAAATGCATTATTTAAAGCTGCAGGCTGAACTTCTTTTGGATTGTCATAACCCTGATTGACTGGCAACAAAGCTCCTGGAGCTGTAGCATTTTTTTCCCAATAATCTGTATCAATAGAACCCTCGTAATACATCCATCTCAAAGATGAACCCAAAGAAGCGTTGTGAATCATAAGTTGGTGCGCCTTATTAATCTCACGCTGTTTTCCTACTAAAGGACTCACAGCGCTCATTGGATAAGGTGTTCCTGACCATTTGTATGTAAATGGTACTAAAGGATAATGTTCAACAGGCAATTCTTTTTCATATAAGGTTACATCTCCAGCTACACAGCATTGTTTGATAGCTGGTTTATAAAACTCAACTTCTTCAACAACCATAGAAGCAAATTTTGCATCTTCCATTAAAACTTTATGTTCTTCTGCAGTAACAACATTATTTTGGATAATACTTGCAGCTTTCTGAGCTTCAGCTATTAATTGTTGTTGAGCTGACTGCAATTGCTCTTGGTTCATTTTTTCTTGTTTTTCTATTTCAAGAGCCATTCTTTCTGGTAGCATTTCACCCAACTCTACTGCTTCCATCATTTGCTTTTGAGATTCTTGCATTTGTACAGTCATCTCTTTTTGCATCTCTTGTATTTGTACTTGCACGTTTTCTTGTATCTTTTGCATTTCTTCTGGAGACGGAAGGACCTGATAAAATATATTGTAATACTTTACTTGTACTTTCTCATAAAGTTCATAAAGTTCAACCATATCGTCAACGCCACCATCAGAATCGTAACCCTCAGTAATGTCTTTAAATTGTATATCCACAGAATCTGTAGCATTTTTTGAGTATCCGATTTCTTCGCCATACCTACCAGTTGCTCTTTTTATTTTAGCAGAAAACTGAGGATATGTTTTTAAAAGTTGTGTTCTTGTAAAGACTTTTCTAATCATAACGTGTGCAGCATCTCTAAAAAGAGGATCTCTAGATTTTGGATCTACATATATATCAAATGGTTCTGGCTGCTGGATAATGACTTCGCCCAATCCCTGATCTGCGTTTGGGTCTACTGTCACAAGTAAATATCCAACACTTTTTGTTATTGCGTCGTTTACTACATTTGAGTAAAGAGCTTGACCATTAGATTTATTCCAAATGTAGTCAGCAATATCACTAAACACAGCAGCAATACCAGAATCTGAACCTTCCGCACCAACTGCTTGCCATCTTGGGTTAGAAGCTGTAGCGTAATAGTTAAGCATTTCAACGACAGGTATAACCCTGTTAATCGTAAAGGTTGGCATACCTGTTTCTTCCAAAGCTTTCTTTTCGTCTGCAGAAAGTTGATTATCCAAGTAAAAATCGTAACCTTGTTGATTATTAGTCTCCCACTTTTCACGAAAGCTATTATTTAAAGAATCATATAACTGCTTTACTTTGTCTGCTGTTTTATCTTTTCTTTTTGCCATTAGATCCCTATGCTAATATCCAGCTTTTGGGCGATCTGGTTTTTTTGCTATGAGTTCCGTCTTTGTGAACGGTAATACTTTGGGGCGGGTGAGCGTATTTTACGGCATATGCAAGCGCATCTATCGTATCATCATGTGCCATACGTGGTCCGAATGTAACAATTTCATGCTGTAAATCATAATGACTTTTTTTTATTTTTATAGATCCTATTGTCATTCGTTGTGCAAGCACTCCTTGTATTCTATCTAATTTACTTTGTCTTGTTCCAGGTTTTTCTTCACGCCATCTAACTGAAAAGTCGTTTCTTCTTCTAGATTCAGCCATTAAAGCTTGAAATAAAGGTCTACTCATTGTTGTATCTTCTACAACAAACAGTAGTGGATGATATTGACTAGCTATTTTATACATTTTATCAACAATGCCATCCCTATCATCGCCAGGTATTCCCAATATGGGTAAACCACGTTCACGAATATAGTCAAGTACATACGTATTATTGTTTTCATCTACAGCTACCACCATAATTACTGAATAGTCAGAATCTCTCCGTGATGAATCTGTTGCAGGATCAACTCCAACAAATACATTTACAGGAGCTGCATCACCATCTGTGACTACAAAATTAAGACCAGTCTTTTCATCGTGTAAAAAGTTTCCTTCCCAATATTTAACGTGCTTCATACTGAATATGGAATCTTCAGCACTTTGCACTTCCATCATATATTCTTGGTAAAACTTTTGAGGGCTACCAGAATCTTGATAAAACTTTTTCTTTTCTTCTAGTTTTTTATTTGGGAACCAGGAATCCCACAAAGCATTTCCTTCTTCGTCAATTGCTTTATATGTTTTTACTGTCCACGCAAAATCTTCTTTTTCCTTTTCAGCCTTTGCATAATTACTTAATAAATTATTAATAAAGGAATCATAATGCACAGGA